TTTTCGGACGCCGCACCGATGTTCTCGAAAAACGACTTGTACAGGCCGCCGGCATCGCCACCTTCCATGGTGCTGCTCAGGGTGCCGATTACCGCGAACTGCTCGGCGATATCGACGCCGGCGGTGGTGGCGAGCTGGCCCACTTCCTTGAACGCATCCTTGAGCTGCGCGCCGTCCGTGCGGAACAACTGCGCCGCCAGTGCCGTCTGGCCGCCCAGTTTCTCAACCCACTGACTTTTGCCCATGACGTCGGCCGAGGTTTTGAACAGGTTGTACATGGTGCCGACGTAGGCCCCCATGGTCTCGGCGTCGGATTTGGTGGCTTTGGCCAGCAGGTTGCTGGTGTTGGTGAAGGTGGCCAGTTGATCGCCGGACAACCCCTTGACCGCGCCCGAGATGCTGTAGGCCGAGGCCACAAAGTCGCGGGCGTTCTCGCCGTAGTTCACGGAGAACTCCAGAGACTTTTTGTTCAGGGCATTCAATGCATCTTCAGCCACGCCCAGCGAGCGGACTTCGCCCAGAGCACGGTTCATCTCCAGCGCCGGTTCCAGCGATTCGGAAATGGCCACGCCTGCGCCCACCATCCCGGCCAGGCCTGCGCCCATCTTCATGATGTTCTGCTGACCTTGGGTGGCCAGGTCGGAAAAGCTGGTTTTCACCTTGCCCAGGGGCGCGCTGACCTTGTCGGTCAGACTCAAGATGAAAGCCAGTCGGGCGCTACGGTCAGCCATGGGTTGTTATCCGTTGAAGGCATGGGAAATGCCGTCAGCGACGGCAAAGCTCATGCGTTTCCAGTGTTCGTCGTCCAGCCACTTGGCCATGCCCATGTTCTCGATGGTGGGTTCAGCACCAGGCAGCCAGCGTTGGGTCAGGGCCAAAAGCTGGCCCAGCCCGTCGTCGGCTAAGCCGTCAGCGTGGCTGAGGACTTTTTTACGATGATGTCGATGTCCGGCGAGTACTCCTCAAGCAGCGCACCGGCCAGCTCCATCACGGTCACCGGGTTGGCCAGCAGAGGCTTGAGCGAGGCGCGTTCTTCCTGCTTAACGGTACTAACCAACAGGTTGTTGGCCGGAGCTACCTTGTTGCTCTGGGTGGTGGCGTTGAAATACTTGGTCACGTCCTGGGGCGTCAGGTGGAAAGTGAATTCGCGGTCGCCGATTTCCAGGGTGATGTCGCGGTTTACGTCAGTCATTGGATGATCCGTCTGTAGGGAGGTTGATGAATGTTGTTCAGGGATTGGCGGGCGTGCGTTGACACACCTGCCGGGTGTAGTCCTGCAGGCCGAGAATCATTTGCCGGCTTAGGGCGAGCTGATCTCGGAGGGTGAAATAATCCGGTCGAGCGTCTGCTGCGAGTTCGGCGGTGCCTGCATCAGCCACGCTGGTGGTGCCGGTGGTTGTGGGCACTGCGGTTCTGCAGGTGGCACGGACTGGCAGCCGCTGACGGCCATCGTCAACATCGCGGCGCAGAGCGTCGTTTTCAGTGCGTGCATCGTTCAGTTCCTGGGTGCGGGTACGGTCGATATCGTCTCGGGCGGCGAGCATTTCGCCGCTGATACGGGCGGCCTCACGCAGGCCGTTGACTTCGGACTGCGCGGCGTCACGTTCTTCACGGGCGGTGTCGCGCTGTTCTTGCAGGATGTCGAATCCGATGTAAGCCAGCAGGCACACCAGCAGCGGGAACAGGATCTCGCGGAGCATCACAAACCCTCCGCGCACATAGCCGCTTCGGCCCGCCGGCGAGCGTGCAGCCCTGGTACAAACTGCTTGCGGCCCTGGGCGTCGGTGACCGATGACCACACCGGTGTTTTGCCATCCGGCGCCCAAGCCAGTGCCTTGCAGCCCTCGGCAATTCGACCGGCATTGATCAGGCCGACGGCGCGACTGGCGCAGGTGCTGGGCACACCGAAGTTGTGCCCGTGACTGCTCAAGGCGTCGAAAGTCTTCTGCCCGATCGCCTGATTGGTCAGGCAGTCGGCCAGGGCCAACTGGCCTTTCTGGATCACCAGGCTTTCCACCTCGGCGCATCGAGCTGGCGACCAATAGTCACCGACCACCACAGGCGTAGGGCTGGTGTACTTGGTAATGCCTTTACACACGGTAGGCAGACCACGGGCCAGTTTGTCCGCGTAAACGACGTTCTGGCCCTCGCCTTCCCAGTTGCCCAGGAACGCAGTCAACGTGCCGCTGCCGAGCACCAAAACGCCGGCGACGATCTTGTTGCGCAGGCTCATACCTGGGCCTTCCAGTCACGCAGCATCTGGCGGTACTTCGGGACCAGCAGCAGGATCTGCAGCACCATGTAGAAAGCGGTCAGCATGTAGGCCACTGCCGACCAGTCGACGGCACCTGTCGCACCAGTGGCGGCTACACCGATGGCGGGCGACGCCTTTACCAAGGCAATAGCGGTGTCCTGAGCAGCCTGATTCGTGCTCATCAGCGAAGTCCTTTTTCGGTCAGGGTTTGGCAAGGCACGCAACGGGTCATGCCGCCCAGTGCCTGGCGCGCTGGCGGGATCTCCTCGTCGCAGTCCTGGCAATGGATGAGGCTCGGCCCGCTCGCTCGCAACTTGGCCAACTGGGCCGCAATGGCCTGGTCGCGTTGTCGCTGCTCCAGAACCTGCGCACGATCGAACGGGCAGACCATTACGTCAGGCCTTCGATTTCAGCGGCGCTCAGGTACGGCACGCCGTTGATCTTGATGAAATCCGGACTGGTGACGTCGAACGGGATCTTGTGCTTGTTCTTCTCGCCACCTTTCGGGTCGAGACCCAACAGGCTGGAGATCCGCACCTTGCAGCCGAACGCTTCGATGCGCAGTTCCTCTTCGCCGGCCTTGCCGAAAAACACAATGTCGAACGGTTCCAGCTCGCGGAAGCTGCCGGCGCTCTTGGCCTGCTCGATCAGCAAGTTGAAGTTGGTGGTGTCCAGCTCCAGCTCGCCGGCAGCGGCCACGTCACCGTCAACGTGCCCGTTCGGTACGCCCCGGGACTGCGCCACAGTGCTGTTGTCGGTGATGTCCAGGGTGCCACTCTCGACGTGAAGGAGCAGATCGCCCAGGTTCACGTCGAAGTTCTTGCCGCCAATCTTTGCAGCCATGCGGGGTTACTCCGTTGCGTCGTTGGAAAGATCCAGTGCGATGTTCGCGGTCAGGTCTTTCGGGCAGTTGAGGGGCTTGACCTTGATGAAGGCCTCCACGGCGGTTTTGCTCTTCCAGGTCAGCACGATGTCGCCGTCCTTGGGCTGCTCGATCTCGCCGGGAAACACCTGACCAGCGAATTTGGTCGACTTGGCCATGGCACGCAGCGGGGCCATCAACGCGTTCATGTTCACCGCCATGCTGTTGGCCGAACTGTTCAGTCGACGGTCAGCAACACGGGCAATCAGCAGTGGACGCACCTGGCGCGCAGCCTTGTCGGCGGTGCGCAAGTACTCGATCACCTGGTAGTCGCTGGCGGGCACGTCGAGCATGTTGCCGTCGCCCCAGTACACGCCCGGATAGTCGGGGTAGGTCTGGGTCACGGAGAACCGCGCAGTGTCCAGCTCAGCACGCACGGCGGAAGGCAATGGCACACCCTCGGAGTCAATCGGCACCTGGCCAAGCCCGAGCACCGAGCCGGTGGCCACGCGCATCGGGCTGTCGGCCACACTGACGGCGGCATTGGCCAGGCGGCCGGCCAGCACACCTAGGTCGTTGCCGTGCAGTTGAGGCACGCACAGCACGCGGGGCGCTGCCAGGCCGAGGACCAGGGCTTTCTGTGCAGTGGTGTATTCCGCCCAAGACTGTTCGGCAGCAGTGATGCCGACCGATGCCGCCATAATGAAAACGCGACGCCCGTAGGTGTTGCCCAGGGCAATGGCCGCGTCATGCATGGCCGACAGCTCGGCAGCAGTCTTAACCGGCGTGGTGATCACCGCGGATTCGAACGAATGGCCCTGCTGCTGCGATACGGTCAGGGCATCCTGCCAGTTGCCATCGGCAGCGATCGGCGCGGCCACGCAGGCCCAGCGATCGCCGCCATTAAGACGGGCGGTGGTGATCTGGGTTTTCAGGTCACTGGGTGGAATGCCCAGCATCACGTCCAGGTCGCTGTCCGTGTTCAGGGAGATCAGTTGCCCGATGCTTTTTGCACCAGGGCCAATGAAAAGGAAGTGGCGTTCGATCGCAGTCACAGCGCCCTGGCTGAGATTGAGATTGTTGACGCTGACTTTGCCAAGTGCCATGTGTGCCTCGTTAGCGGGGAGCGTTAAGGATTTGTTGCAGCACCAGGTTCACCAGCGCACTGGTTTCTGATTCGGTGCCAGGGCCGAGAAACTGGCGCTTGGGAAGTTTGATTTCCCAGCTTTGCGCACCAGAGGACTCGGCTTGTTCGTCGTCCAGAATGCGGATCAGCAGACCCGCCTTGGCGTAGTTCACATGCTCTTTAATCCACGCCACTGACGGGCGTGTGAGCGTCTTTTTGCCAGCCTGACGAACCTTGAAACCGAGACGACGCAAGCGCTTGGCCTGCTTTTCGGTCGCGGCCAGGCCTTCGGGAACCTTGTTCCACTGGCGCATCTGCGCGGCGGTGCGGCGTTCGGACACGCCGTTGTGTTGCTGCGTTGCCACCCAACGGGTCAGCGCGTTACGCCAGCCCAGTTCGGCTTCGTCAGCGTTGACGCGGGTGACCTCGAGCAGCTTGCCCAGGCCGGCTTCCATCTTCTTTTTGCCCTTGCCGGTGCCCTTGCGTGCTTCGAACGGCGAGCCGTCCAGGTTCTGCTGGTTACGAATCCGCTGGCGGCTCAGGCTGCGCACACGCTTGCTGACGTTGTTCAGCAGCCGGCGGCGCAACTGAGGCGGCAGATTGAGCAGCGCGAGCTGTTCTTCCGCCCCGAGCAGGCCACGCACGTCCAGGTCGAAAGTGCTACGCGCCATCGCCGGTCACCTCGCCTTCCTCGGCTACCCACAGCTCGAACGGCACGAATGCCCAGGTCTGACCGAAGGCCTCGATCTCGCCGTCCGGATCCTCGGTCAGGTACTGCGGTTCGCTGAACTGCAGCTTGATGTCGACGTCGGCCAGGTCGTTGTCGAGCATGGTGATGTCGAACACGGTCGCGGACAGGCCGTCGCGGTCCTCGTCGTTGTTCTCTAGCCAACTGCCGACCAATGCCATCAGGCGAGCCGGGTTGTCGGCGAAGCGCTCGAGCACGATCGTGGCGCTGTAGTTCATGTCTCCCATGTGCATGCCCTTGGTGTCGGGCTTCCAGACCAACTCCAGCTGCACCTGGTCCGTCCAGCTGTCGAGCTGTTCGGGGGCTACCAACTGGCGTTCGATTAGGTAGGCCGTCAAAGCCTGCAGCTTGATCACAGCAGCACCGCCGTAATGCGGCCACGCCCCTGCAGCGAGCGGACAGCCTGCTGGCTGAACTCGAGGAAGGTTTCGCCACGCTCGGGCAGTTCTTTGCCGGTGTTTTCCGCGCTTTCACGACGGGTCACGGTGGCGAACTGGGTCAGCAAGCTGGCCTTGGCGCGGCAGTACACGGCGCGCTTGTACGTCGCTGTGTGAAATGTGCGCTCGGGCAGCACTATAGGGTCAGCAGATTCCACGGTGGTGATGCCCACGTTCTGCCATTGGCTTTTACGCCTGGCCAGATCGCGATTGACCTCGATCATCGCCGTGGTCAGATCAGTGACCAGCATGTCTACCAGGTACTCCGCCGGCAGGCGGTAACCCTTCTGGAACTCGGCCAGGGAGAGGTCCGGCCAAAAGCCGTCGTTCTCGATCGCCTGATCCACAAAGGTGGTGGGTTTCCCGGAAAAGCTCATTGCTGGGCACTCGAATAGGGGCGGGAAAACTGTTTCAGTGGGTCAGGGCCATAAATGGTTGGCTCACATCCACAGTTTCTCGCCGGGGGGGTAGTCGGGTTATTCGGCGGCTTTGTTAGCCAGTTCTTTTGCCAGCGCCTTGCGAGCGCCTTCCAGTCGCGTGCCCACACCAACGGCGGCGTGCAGCTCAGTGGCGCGTTCAAAGTGGGTGATGGCCTTCGTCCACTCCCTGGCGTCCAGGGCGCGGATCCCAAGCAACTTGTGGTACTTGGCCGGGATCTGCTCAGTGAGCTGCCATTCGCCATCGACACGCGGCAACAGGTCGGACACATACGGTTCAGGGCTACGACCGGCCTTCTGCTCGGCCTCGGCCCACTCGATCACCGCATCCGCGACAAAGGTCGGCACGTTGCGCCTGAAGCGCTCCGGCATCGGTTGGTTTTGCTCCATGGCGAAGTTCGCCAGGTCCAGGCCCGCTTCGAATTGCACGGTGTCGAACAGCCAGACCAGGACCTGCATCACTACCGAGTTCGGGAAACTCAATCCGGAATCGCGGTAGCGCTGCACGTAGTCCAGGTACTTGGGCAGCAGCTCGTCACGCTTGAGCTGCTGACGCAGTTCTCGGCTGTTGATGGCGCTGACGCGTTCCAGGTCCTGCGCCAATGCGTCTTCCATCAGCTTCAGGTGTTTCTTGGCGTTGGCTGGGCTGGACAGCGCGGTGGCGGATGAATACGCCACCGCTTCGGCACCGGCGCGTGCAGCGGCTGGACCTTCGGCCATAATTCGGCGCTTGTGCGCCAGTGCCAGGCTCATCAGACCAGCTCCACGTTTTCAGTCATCGCGAACTTTTCCAGCTGCTCGATCACATAGCCTTCGTTACGGCTGTTGTAATCCTCGACGCGGGAGCGTTTCGGGTTGTCGATGGTTTGCTTGCGCCAGCTGGAGTCCTGGAAGTAGATCGACAGGTTGTCGAAGCTGGTGACCACGACGCCGTTGACTGGGAAGAAAGGCACGCTAAAGCTCGGCAGACCGCCATAGGTCGCGATGACCTGGGCGTCTTCGATGCGTTCTTTTTCGGTCGGAACATCGCCTTGCTTGGCGTAAAGCTTCGCCTTGTCGGCTGCCAACAGATCGCTACCGATGATGGCGATCAGATCACCGCCGTCACGCAGACGCTCGTCGACCATCTGCTTGGTGTCGTGCACCAGGGCATCAAGGTTTGCGTAATCACCGCCCTCGCCCAGCGTGACCTTGCCGGCAGTAAGACCTTGGGACATGACCTGCTGCGGGATCTGCTCCCGAGCAATCTGCAGCCAGCCCTTGTTGACGTCCTGCAGCATCGGGTGGGCGACGATATCGGTCTGCGCAGCTGCGCTGGTGCCATGGAAGCCGATCATGATTCGATCGAGCGCGATCTGTTTCAGCACAGCAGCGGAGTACTTCTGATGGAAGTCCGGGAACTTCGCCCAGGCGTCGATTTTCGCGTATGGCAGGCTGACGTCGGACTCGGTGGAAAACAGCTCGTATGTGTTTTCGTCGAGCGCCGAGCCGTCCTTGGCTTCACGGTCGGTGGTCTTGGTGTTGGTGCGGCCGGTCACAGGACCAGAAACGCCCAGGAACACCTTCTGACCTTTGATCTCGCTCACGCCAATGACGTTGATGCGCTGCAGGAAGTCCGACTTGGCAGTGATTGCCTCGTTCAGCTCTTGAGCGATTGTCGGCTCAACGCTGAACATTTTACTCGCCAGCTCAACGCCGTAATTCTCGGCAATATCGAGCTGCATCTGCGCGAACATCTTCGCGCCATAAGCGCTAAGGGACTGAGCCATGTCAGAGCACCCGCTTTTTGGTGTCAGTGGAACCGGTGGTCTTCGGCAGAACGCGACCGGTTGCGGTGTTTTTCAGCGCGCTGAACTCTTTTGTCAGCGCTGCCAATTGGGCGGCCAGAGTCTTGTTTGCATTGGCCTGGCTTTTGCTCTTGAACTCGGTTTCGGCGCTGGTCACGACCGTATCGACAGCCGCCTGCACGTCTTCGACCAGTGCCGCGTCGGGTTCAGGAGCTGCGGCGGCAGCGACTTCGATCACGGCATCCAGTCCTGCGACGATGATCAGGAGTTGATCGCGCAAGGCCTTGAGGGCCGTGCCGGTGGTTTCATCCATTTCGTTGTTCTCTTCGGGAGTTGTCGGGGTGGTTTTTTCAGGCACTTCGTCAATACCGAAGCGTTTGAACAGGCTGCTGAACATGCTGAAAATCTTGCCGATGTCGCCGGTTGGCTCGTCTTCTTTCAGCGCGCCGAGAGGCACGGCAGCGGCGTAATGCACAGGCTTACCGGTCTTACGGGAGAAGTAGAGTTCCTGGGTGCCGAGGCTGGCCGGGGAGTCGGTGACGGCCAAACCGGTCAGGTAGGCCTTACCGGTGTTCGCAAAATCCGGGGTGACTTCGATGCTGGTGAACAGTTTTTCACCCTGGTCATTGAGATAAAGCAGTCGCTGGTTTGGCTTCAACTGGGCTTCCAGCGCCACTTGGCCAGGTTGCAAATCTTCGGCGTCCTCAACCAGGCGCACGGCAAATACGGTGCCGTGAGCGCCTGGCCAGCGTTCGTGCTCACACCAGATCGTCGCCGTATAGGTGGCGGTGCTGTACGTCTCAGCGATGTCACGCAGTTCCTGGGGAAGGATTACGCGACCATCAACGGTCGGGCCGCTGGTGGCGACACGTTTCCAGAACGAAACAAGGGAACGGGGCATGGGCGATAACTGCGCTCAATCGGTGATTTGAGCCGCCACA